GCACCTTCGACATCAACGCACTGACCAAGTGCAGTGTGATTCAGAACAACGTACCCATCATGGAGGATGCACTCCTTCAGCTGCTCTCGGTCAACAAGAATCAGCAGACCGATGCGTATGAGCAAGACGTGGAGTATGAGGTCCTCATCAAAGATACCCGGGTCGAGTTTTTCACTGCGATTACTAACAAGGAATTGACTGACCTGGACTTCACTGACCTCAACCATATCTTCACATCGGCTGACATAGTGGCTACATTTGACAACACCGTCACTGACGGCTTCAAATATGTGCTGCCGTACGACACTGACAACCTATACAACGTGCGTCAGATGAAGCCAGCTATCTATGCCAAGACCTACTTCGATAGGATATTCGCAACAGCAGGCTTCCAATACCAATGGTCTGACCTTGCAGCTGCACGCTTCGATAAGCTGCTCATCCCATACAACGGTGACAGCAACACATTTGATACAGCTGATTACTTGGTTGAGGCAACCGATGCAGCATTTGAGGTGGTGACATCAACACAATCTAACGGAAGTGAAGATAATGTAATTGGATGGACTGAGCTCACTGATATTCAAGGCTCATTCAACCCAACAACTGGAGTCTACACCATACCAATCACAACCAACGGAGCTGCCGGTGAAGGCTACACCATGGAGTATGAGGTCAACTATGACTTGATTTTAGACAACACAACCGCAAACTCAGTCACCAATACTGCTCAGAACTGGACTGGTGGCTCTTTCATTATGGCTCAATTTGGAACTTATCAAGGTCAATTGAGTTACATAACACCACAGCAATACCTACCATTCAACAGCATTCTTGCACCAGGTCAAAATGTACTTGTGAGCGGAACAAAAAACAGTACTCTTGCCATCACCAATACATCGGGCCCAGCAAACTTTTTAATTGCCGGCACATCCTTTGAGATTATGATGGGCAATTATAACTCATACACTTCTTGGTTTGATGTAACAACAAGTGCTCCAGCAGCTGTCAACATTGTTTTCAAAGTCAACAGCCTGAGAGTGCGCATCCTTCCAACTGCCAACATCCAGGTGATTGGTGGTATCCTTGGGATGAACCAATATGTGCCGCTCAAGATAAAGCAATCTGATTTTGTGAAGTCCATATTTCAGATGTACAATCTATTTGCTGATACCGATACGGACCAACCAAACAAGCTCATCCTTCGCCACCGTGATGAATACTATGACAGCGGAGCAGAGGTGGATTGGTCAGAAAAACTAATGAAGGACCGAGAGCAAAATCTCATTTTCCTTCCTGACCTTTCAGCCAAGAAACTCAAGCTCACATACAAGGCAGACACCGACTCACCGAATGTTGTCTACACGCAGATGACTGATGAGATATATGGTCAGCTCGAGTACACCTTCGACAACGAGTATGTCAAGGACACCGATACCAAGGAGCTCATCTTCTCACCGACTCCAGTGGTTGCCACGACATTCGATGCTTATGTGCCATCTCTCAACGGTGAGGCACCCAAGACAAACATCCGCATCTTGTATGATGGTGGTGAGCAGAGCTGCGGCTCATGGGACTTGATTGAGTACGGCACAACGGGCTCACTCGGTTTGACTACCTATCCGATGATTGGTCACTTTGATGATGCGCTCACACCGACATTTGACATCAACTTTGCGACTTGCGATTACTACTACTACACACCGAGCACACTGACCGCCAATACCCTTTACAATTTGTACTGGAGAAGGACAGTCAACCAAATCAATGTCGGCAAGATGTTGGTGGCTTACTTCCATTTGACTGAGGCAGATATCCAAACTCTCAAGCTCAATGACAAGATTCGCATCGACAACTCATGGTGGAACATCAACAAGGTAATCGACTATGATGCCAATGCAGAGGTGCCAACCAAGGTGGAGCTCATCAGCATCGACACTGAGATTGACCTGGCGCCATTCGTAACGAATCCAGGTACACCAACTTCACCGCCAATCACAGCGACATCGCACTCCACCAATTTAGCCACACGATCAAGCGAGGCAAATGTCAACCTATCGGGTGACAACGTAATCGTGCGTGGTACCGGCAACAACATCGGTGATGGTCTGCGTGGCTTGGTCATCGGTGACAACCGCACACTCCAGGAGGATGGCATCATCACACCACGCATCAACGGCATCACAACCGCAATTGGTGGATACACTGCACTGTTGTCTCAATTAAGCACAGCAGCACCGACAGCCATTGTGTTGGCTGATACGATTGGTGGAGTCACTTGGACTCGCATTGCAAAAGGTGAGTATATCGGCACCGCACCGAATCCACTGAATAATCTAAACACTTTTGTGATTATCGGCAATGTAGAACATGACCACCTTGCTACTGCTGAAATCAAAACTGATGGCACAATCTATGTGCGCACAACCAACACATCCAACCATCAACACGAAGATGGCAAACTCAAGTATTCATCTTTAGAACTCCGCATATATGAGTAACGAAATCGAAATACCTCTCAAACTCTCGGGAGTTCAGTCACTCAAGGCAGAGCTCCGCTCACTCAAGGCGGCAATTGCTGAAGCATCAGACCCGGAACAAATGGCGGCACTTGCTGCCCAAGCTGGTCAGGTAGCGGACAGGATAAAGGATGCCAATGAAGCTGTGAATGTCTTTGCATCGGGGTCAAAATTCGAGCAGATATCAAACTCATTTGGCGGCATCAAGGATTCATTGATGTCACTCGACTTTGAAGAGGCATCAGAGAAAGCCAAGGTATTTAGCAAATCACTTGGTAGCCTCAATGCTGGTGATATCAGCAAGAGCATGAAGGGATTGACGTCAACCATCACAACTATGGGTGGTGCATTCGTTAAACTCGGATTGCAGATTCTTGCCAATCCAATCTTCTTGTTGGTTGCTGTGGTGGTTGCCATTGTCGCAGCCATTGCAATCTTCCTCAACAAGATTGGTGTGCTTCAAAAGGCAATTGATTTCTTGATGGCTCCTGTGTACTTACTCATCGATGCATTCAAGGAGCTCACCGATTGGTTGGGCCTGACGAGCTACGCAGCGGAGGAGAACGCTCGTAAGATGGAGAAGTCAAATGAGAAGGCATTCAAGTCATCTGAGAAAAAAACTCAAGACATTTCAAAGCAATATGACATTGAGATAGCCAAGGCGAAGGCAGCTGGGAAGGATACCACTCAGCTTGAGCTCGACAAATCAAAGGCAATCACTGATGCTGCCAAGAGTAGGCTTGGAGATGCACGATCCGAATACGCCAAGCTCAAAGGACTCACCGATAAGGATTCAGTTGAGCGCAGAAAAGAACTCAAGAAAAGAATCGAGGATGAGAACAAACTCATCAAGGATGGCTCCCATGAGCGTCAGATGATTCAGATTGCTGATGATGCTGAGGAGAAAGCCAAAGAAGATAAGAAAGCAGAAGAGGCAAAGCAAAGAAGAGAGGCAGCAGCCAAGGCATTCAAGGATGGAAGGGATGCCATTAGAAAAGAGATTGCGACCGCCAATAAACTTGTGGCTGATTCAGCTAAAACTGAACAGCAGAGAGAAGTTGATGACGTTAAAACAAAGTATGCAACGCTGATTGCGGAAGCACAAAAATACAAGCAAGATATCACTGGGCTTGAAGCTGCCCGGGAGACCGAACTCGCCAAGATAAATGCAGACGCTGCCAAGGTAGCTGCTGAGAAGGTCAAGATTGAGAATGAGAAAAAGTATGCAGCTGAAGATGCTCAATTCTTGAAGCTGCAAGAGCTTACAATGACCGCTGATGAATTCAAGAAACTTCAGCTACAAATACAATATGACGCTGAATATGCAGCAGCAGCTGGCAATGCACTACTTGAAACCGAGCTCACCAAGAAATTGCAAAATGACCTCACTGCAATTGATGTGGAAGGCAACACCAAGCGAAAAACAGAGCAAGATGATGCCGACAAAAAAGTCATCGCAGCAGCAGCAGCAGTTGAGCAGCAGAAGCGAGATATACAAATGCAAGGTCTTGAGGTAGCATCTCAAGGTATCAACTTAATCAAAGGGCTATTTGAGAAATCAAAAGGTGTGCAGAAGGCAGCAGTGATTGCTGAGTCAGCTGTTGGTATTGCCAAGATGATTATCTCCAACAAGACAGCCAATGCTGGTGCGCTTACTACACCTCAAGCTATATTGACTTCAGGTATCTCAGCTGGTCCTGTTATTGCCATGAATAACATCTCCACTGGAATAGGCATCGCTGCCAACATCGCAGCCACAGCCAAGGCATTGCAATCATTAGGTGGTGGTGCAGCTCCAAGTGCTCCATCAGTAGGTGGTGGTGGTGGTTCAGCTGGTGGCGCAAATTCAGCAGTTCCTTCATTCGTACCGGGCAATCTATTCGGTCAAGGCAATGGAGCCAACAACGTAGGCGCTCCCAATGGCATGGAGTCAGGGCAGAATATAATGGTCACAGCTGTGGTCAGTGAAACCGAAATGACAGCCACACAAAGTAAGGTAAACAAAATCATGAAAAACTCAGTACTATGATAAGCTATCAAGCACTCATCAACGAAATCATTGCATTCTATGATGCACACCTCCAGGTGAAAAAGGTTGGCTCTGACTTCAAAGAGCAGCTCTTCAACTTCGCCACCAAGGATGAGAAGTATCCGATTGTGTACATCGTGCCAATCGATGCCATACCAACTGACAACACCAATGATTTCACTCTTGAGATTTATTGCTTTGACATCATCCAAAAGGACCGTGCAAATATCAATGTGATTCTCAGTGACTGCCATCAGATACTCATGGACTTGTATCTCAACTACACTTTCAATCTTAATGATCGTGACTTTGATGTGGTCGGCTTCCCGGCTTTGGTTCCGCTCAACAATGACCTCCTCGACTATGCAGCTGGATGGTTGATGACCATCACATTCACCATGGATTCATGGACCGATTGTCAGATTCCTAAACAAATTGGTGACTGATTGCAATATAAGTAATGGCAAGATACAAAAACACTGGCGAATACAACTTCAAATATCCTCTCAGGAGAAGAGTTGCCAACACACTCAAGAAAATCATCAAGGATGAAGGACTCATCGACACATACACGCTGTATGATTCCGTGCGTATCAATGCCAAGGTGACCACTGAGGGCAACATTCGAGTTGAGATTCTTGCCGCTTACTATTTTGGGTACCTGAATAACGGCACCGCCACCATTGTGCCATTCAGATTGGTCAAGAAATTCAATGATGCTCTCGAAAAGAATGGACTTATCGGTGAGATGTACGGAATGTATGTGGCTGACTTGGCGCAGAAGTTCCCAATCTTGCAGTTGGGCAACCTATTGCGCAGAAGACCAAAGGTGATATATGATTTCGTACCGCTTTACGGTGAATTCAACTACGCACTCGATTACTAAATCTCCAGCTCCTTGCGCATCGCCAAGAAATTGAACACAAGCACGAGCTTCATGTTGATTACTTGGTCATACTTGGTCAAATCACCATTGCACATCGACCAAATAAGCTGCTCCCATCCCCACTTCTGAGATGATTGCTCTCGCTCCGCTTCCTTCTTTTCATCCGGGTCAGTGATATCATTGATATTTTCACCCACTTGCTCGGTCATTAGGTTCTTGTGGCTGGTGATGAAGCCATCCCTGAACTTGATATACTCGGTCAGCACTCCATACATCTTGGTGATTGGTTGGTCGAGGAAGTAGTGCACCCGGCTCGAAGTCTTGAAATCAGTTGTTTCCCATTTTGCGACAACTCCATCCTCCACAATTTCAGGAATCCGATACAGCAGAGCGCAGATGTTGGGCAAATACTGAAGGTAGTCAGTGGTGAAGTAGTGCTCCAGGTCGATGAACTCCCCAAGAGTGAGGTCATTCATTGGCTTCAGGTAGAACTTGCCAATCCTATCAGTGTACAATTTAGTCGGCTCAGTATATAGCCACTGAAGTTCCTTGAAAATTTCAGCCACATCTGCGATATCGAGGTCATCGAAGTCATCAGGTAGCCCATCGGTGAGCGCACATAGGATATCAATATCATGGTTGAGTGCACCATCCTCTGCTTTGAGTTGGCGCAGCTCAATGAACTGCTCAAGATTGACTTGGCTCCATCCCTTCGGCAGCGTTGGCTTTGGCATATTCAGATATCTTCTCAGTTACAAATACAATGTATGGCACAACCAGCTCAGCCTTTTGTGTACGGAATAGTTTTGACTTGTGCTTGAGGTGAGCATCTGCGAAGTGCTCGATATTGCTGAGGTCAGTTCTTTTGAACATGATCGCAAGAATATCACTGAGATAGTGAGCCGGCTTGGTGTTGACAATCTTCTCGATGAGCTTGGTCTCCTTCACCGACAGCTTCAACTGCGCCTCATAGGTGTAGCCTTCCAACTCGATGGTTGTCACTGCTTCATTTGGGGTGTATGAGTCCAGGTTGAATTCACGCACCAGGGCAATGAAGTCGCTGAATGGGTAGTCATCCCATAGCTCCTCTTTGATGCCAAAGTATTTGAACAGCTCAACGTACCTCTCGATGTTGTCGAGCTCTTGGTTGTTCAGAATTTGGCTAATTTTTTCGAACTGCTCGATGGTCAGTTCATCCATTTTGTTTGGTACTTCAAGGTCAAATACTTGTATCATAATATAGATTTATGAACAAAGATACAAAATCTGCAATATAAGCATGACCAAAGATATTCCAATTTACAAAATCACAATCGATGATGAGTTTGCCGATGGCGAAAACTTAGGCATCGAGATGATTGCGTTCACCAATCTTCCAGCCATAAAGGTCAAAGGGATGGCATTTGGAGCAGAGAACAAAATGATATTTGCTGATGATTTGAAGTATCGCATCACAGCACCGGCAATGATACCGATGGACATCTACCGCAAGAGCGATGAGGATGGCGAGTATTATGTGCAGTTCACCGCTGATGTCATTGAGCAAATCCACACCAAATTCATGGCTGACCTCCGCAACCGTGACATCTTCAACCTGGAGCACGACACTGAGAAAAAAGTACCGGCTTACATCCTTGAAACATGGATCGTGGACAACCCAAAGCAAGACAAAGCATTCAGCACATTTGGCATTGAGGTTCCGCAAGGCACTCTCATGGTCACCGCTCAGGTCACCGACAAAGAATACTTTGCCGACCTGGTTGCTAAGGAGCAAATCGGATTCTCCATTGAGGGCTTTCTTGGGCTTAAATTATCGCAACAACTAAAACTAAATAACATGAACAAATTACCAGATGGGGAGCACCTAATCAATGGACAAATCTACGTAGTTGTGGATGGCGAAATCATTGAGATAAAGGATGCACCAACCGAAGATGTGGTTGAGGAAGAGATGGCAGCAGAGCCAGTGGCATTGGAAGATACAACAGTTGAAGATACAACTGAAGAGTCAACCACTACAACTGATGAGACTATGGCTATCGACCCGGCTACTGACGCAGAAGCAATTCTTGCAATCGTTTTGCCAGTGATTGAGGAGCGTGAGAAGGCATTGATTGCCATCATCGCAGACCTCCGCAATCAAATGGAAGAGATGTATGCAGAACGTGAAGATGTCGTTGAGGCAATCGATGACAAAACAAAAATGTCAGCGCATGACAAATTCAGCGCAGTGAGTAAATTTTTAAACGCAAACAACTAAAATAACTAAACCAAAAAAACAAAACAAAATGAGCAGAAAATTAAAATTCGATTTAGACATTGACGCATCAGCGTTATTGCAAGCAAACAGCGAGGCATTCTATTCTCGTGCGTATCTTCAAGAGGAGACGGTTGACAACTACCGTACACTTCCAGGTATCAAATTCAAGACTAAAATTTCAAACGTAACTTTCGGTCAAGTACTCCAAGCAGAGAACTGTGGATGGAACGCAAGCACTGATGAGCTCGCTTCAGTTGAAGTAGACGTATGTGGATTGTCAGCAATGGCAGAAATTTGCCAATTCCAATTGGAGCAGTCATTCGTATCTCTTCAAATGACCAAAGGTTCAAACGGTGATTTCACTGTTGCTTCCTTCATGGACTACTATTGGAATGAGATGGCGAAAACAATCGCTGAGAATGTTGAGAAACTTCGCTGGTTAGGTGACACTGACTCTGAGGTTGCTGCATACGCATTGTGTGATGGTTATGTGAAGTCATTGGTTGCTGACGCAGCTAACGTCATTGACATCGCTTCACCGGTTGCTATCAACGCATCAAACGTACTTGCTAAATTGGCATTAGTTTACGCTGCTATTCCAGCTGCTGTAATCGCCAACCAATCAGAGTTGAGAATCTATGTATCTTCACCAGTTGCAACGTCTTACCGTGCTGCTGTTGCTGCTGCCAACACTCAAGCCAACTTGACACAAGCATTGGACTTCTCTTATTTGGGAATCAAAATGGTATTGTGTCCAGGTATGGGTACAACTTCAAAAATCGTTGCAACTTTACGTGGTAACCTTATCTATGCATTCGATGCTGAAGGAGATGGCAAAGCGTTACGTGCAATCAACTTGGCTGACACAGTTGCTGAGCCGGTCATCCGTACTCGTGCAAACATGAAAGTTGGCTTCACTCACGTGAATGGTAACGAGATTGTTTTCTACAACTCAGTAGCCTAAATTTAAAGAGCGGAGCGTCAAAACTCCGCTTTATTTTTAACTCACTAAACTCAAAATTCTATGGCCTGCGAAGCTCTCGAAACCATTGTGAAGTCTTGCGACAACAACAGTGGAGGAATCGAAAAAATATGGATTAATCAGCAAGACAACATCTCATCCATTGCTTTGGATGCAACCAATACCTGGACTATTGAAACAATCACTTTGGTTGGTGCTGCTCCTGACTACACACCATTCGAAATCAGACGCAACACCGGCAGCTATGTCGAAGATGCTGCGATTGATTTGGTGAATGGCTCATCTTATGTCACAAAGACCATCTCATTGATGTTCCACCGACGTGACCAAGACAAATCTCAAGCAATCAAAATACTTGGCGCTGGTCAACAGTACCTCAATGCGATTGTAAAGGATATGAATGGCAAATACTGGTACTTCCCTTTCCTTCAGTTAAGCGCTGTGGGTGAAGGTTCAGGTACTGCTCGTGCAGATGGTTCTAAATACTCCGTCACACTGGTCTCTGAAGATGACTTCTTGTCATATGAGATTGAAGAGTCAGCTGTGACTGCTGTTGTTCCGGCAATCTAATCACAATTAACCTACTCAACAAGAGCCATCCAAATCGGGTGGCTTTTTTTTGTACCTTATCGGGGGTAAAATTTGTATTTTTTACATTTTGATACCTTATCGGGGGTAAATTCTGCCACATATCTTATGACAAAATGGAAGATTGTGAACAAAATTTAAGCTAACTGCAATATAAGTAATGATATACATTAACAAGGGAGAGGTGAATTCGATTGTCCTGACACTTACGGAGGTGTCGACATTGAGTGCACCATATTATTTGTTCGTTTTTCAGAACGAAATGAACCCAACATCTGACCCAATTCTCTTCACCAACCTCGATGAGTCACCGTATCCTGAGAGATTCAATCTCTTTTACCTGGATGAACCAATCGATGTGGAGCTTGTGAAGGGACAATATACATACAGCGTTTATGAGTCAACCATACCTCCAACCGAAATCAGTGACACCACTGGAGTGGTCATCGAAGAGGGCAGAATGGTTGTAAGTGGCGCAGCAATTTCATCAATATACGACTAACATGGCATGGTACGATAGATTCAGAGCAAACAAAACAGCAGATGTGGAAGTCATCTCGAGCAGCAATTACGATGCATTCAGCACACCCTTCGCCAAAGTAGGTGGTGGCAACCTTTCGCTGCCATACGTCAACGGCAGACACAGCACTGGTGGATACATTCCATTTGGCATTGACAATATGTACCCGGAGCTCCTTAATCAAATTGTATTCAGCTCACCACTTCATGGTGCCATCGTGGACTACAAGACCAACGCTGTCATTGGTGGTGGCTTTGACATCAAAGTTGATGGAGCAACAGCAAAGGACTTGCTTGAGTTGTACACATTCGAGAAAAAAATCAGCATCAAGAAAATTGCAAGAGCAACAACTGAGCAATTGATTGTGCACAATCGTGTTTACTTCCGATTGTCCTTTGATGACAATATGAAACTCAAGCGAGTGCACAACGTATCCCCTGAAAAGGTGCGCAGAGCACGTCAGCTCAATGACTACTTTATTTGTGAAGATTGGGCGAGCAGAATCGATGTTCAGACCATCAAAAAGTATCATCCCACTTGCACTGATCGTGAGCAGTTATTTGTGTACGAGGTCGAGACCTTAGGGCAAGATTGGTATCCGCTGCCAAAGTACACCTCCGCACTTAACTTTGCATTTTTAAGTGGCGATTTGTCATTCTTTGCCAAGAGCAACATCCAAAATAGCATATTCCCATCATTTGCAATCATGTTCCCAAAGCGCCCACAAAGCGAAGAGGAAAAGAATGTACTGCGTAACACAATCGACAAGCTAAAAGGAGCGCAAAACGCTGGCAAGACTGCTGCATTTTTTGCCAACTCACCTGACCAGCTTCCAAAGATTGAGAGCATTCCAACCAATTCAAATGATAAGCTCTTCCAGGAAGCATCAGGATTGAATACTGAGCAGATTTGTTTTGCCCACACCATCGACCCAATCTTGATGGGTGTGCGCACTACCGGCTCACTTGGAAGTGGTAGCGATATCAAGCAAGCATACGTCATATTTGAAAAGAATGTTGTAATGCCACTCAGAGAGCAAGTGCAAGATATCTTCAACGAGATTCTACACATTGCCAAGCTCGGCTTTGCTGACTTCCACATCAACAACTTCCAAATCATCAATGAATCAATCGTTGAAATCGAAGGAGATGCATCGAAAACATCTGACGCACTCAACTCACTCAGCCCATTGGTTGCTACCAAGGTACTTGAGCAGATGACAACCAACGAGGTCAGAGCACTCGCCTCACTTCCACCAATACCTGGTGGTGATGTCACTCAAGCACAAGCAGCAGCACAATCACAAACACCTCAAGCGTAATGTTGTACTTTATCACTGAATCATACCTCAAGACCAACACACCTATCACAGCCAATGTGGATGTGACTGATGTCTTCCCATACGTAGCCACTCAAGCACAGCTCCGAGTGATGCCGATATTGGGCACCGTATTCTACAACCATATGCTCGAGGCATACAACGACCAAACTCTCACACCTGAGGAAGAGATGCTCGTGCAGTTCATTCAGCCGGTCATCGCATGGCGCTCAGCTGAAGATTGCGTATTTGGGTTGACCTATCAGCTCAAGAACAAAGGACTCCAACAGCAGAGTGGTGACTACTCGCAGCCAGTAGGGCGCAGTGAGGTCGCATTCGGGATGGAGCACTATGCTCAGAAAGCATCATTTTTTGAGATGCGCCTCATTAGGTACCTGGTCAAGAACCGAGCTGAATATCCTATCTTCATCAGCCATGAAAATCGTGACACTGACCTTCGCCCACAAATCGAGTGCGGACAATGCACCGGTGATTGCTTCATGAATGGCACCTGGAGCTGTGGATATCCACGCAACAACGGATACAACAATCAAATTCTTATCATCTGATGAAGCACACTTCTCTCGCAATCTTCGCATCATTGTTCACCGTACTCGCACCCGTGCAGCCATTGGTATTGGTTGCCATTCTCGCCATCTTCATCGACACCATATTCGGAGTTTGGCGCTCAGTGAAGCAAGGTGGTTGGAAGGCATTCAAATCTCGCAGATTGAGCGATACAATTGGCAAGTCAGTACTTTATTGTGGAGGCATTGTGTTCACCTTCCTGATTGAGAAGTTCATCGCTGGTGATATCATCGCTCACTTCATTTCAGTTGAGCTCATCATGACCAAATTTGTTGCATTCTTTTGTGTAGTGGTTGAGGTCAAGAGTATCAACGAAAGCTATGAGAGCGTAACAGGAAAGAATATACTCGCAGCAATGCGCAAATTTGTGACCAGGTCCAAGGAAGAGTTGGATGGTTGGAAGTGAATGTACCTCGAAGCCTCTCAACGATGCGCACTTGCGAGAGTTCGGCAGACAGGATAGCTAACTGATTCTGCATACCCCACTCAGTTTTGACTGAGAATCCCCCGGTGACCCGTTGCCGGGGTTATTTACTTAAAGTGCGCCAAAAGTACTTAATATCAGGAGCATTTGGCGAAATATAGATAATGAAATGTCCAGTAAAACGGACAAAAAACTGGACAAATGGTCAGAGAATATACCGACAAGCAGCTACTCGACAAGGTCAAAACGCTGCCTAACTTCAAAACCATCCCATCAGAGCATTGGATTCTTGGTGTACGATCTAATGAGGATACAGCCAACAGCTTCGATGACAAGTTCTACCTTTTTAAAGGCGAGGAGTTTGTATGGATGACATCAGGTACAACCAATCCAGGCACACCCACTCTCAAGCAATTTGAGAAAGTAAACAAAGACGGTGCTGCGATTCTCAAAGCAGACACCTGGTACTATAATGTATGGAAGTTTGGCAAGCACAACGGTAAAGTGGATGCACTCCTTCAGATTGGTGCATCGGTCCAGGTGTATCGTGACATCGATAAGGATGACAGCAGCGAGGAGCAAGGTAAACTACAAAGCGGCTACTTTGGAATCAACTTTCACGCTAACACATACGACTTGAGTAAGCCATCAGGCAGTTCCATTGGTTGGTGGTCAGCTGGCTGCCAAGTGGTCAACAACGTGACCAAGTACAAAGAATTTATCAAGCTATGCAAACCACAAAAAAATGTGAGTTACTGCCTGATTCAAGAATTTTAACCTATAAATTTATGAAAACAATTAAATTTTCAACTTATAGTGTGATATTTTTGTTGTGTTCGTGCACCGCCAACTATCACCTCACCAAAGCAATCAAGAAAGGATATCGCTGCGACAGTGTAGCTGACACCATTCGCATCACAGCAGTGGACTCTTTTCCCGTGATTGTGGACAATAAGATTGTGTATGAATACTATCACACCACCAAGGACACTGTCGTGCGTTACAACACATCCTATGTGCCACAAACAAGGTGGCAAACTCGCATTGAATACAAGCTCAAGCGTGACACCATTCGCCAGGTGCAGAAGATTGAAGTGGCAAAGTACAAATCACAAAAAGAAAAGCCACTATTTTGGGTGCTGATTCTTGGATTTGCAATAGGAATGGGAACCATGTATCTCTTCAGGTACTCTAAAAAACAAATATGATAGTAAAAAAACACGCCAAGAACATCCACGAGCTTCAGCTTGAGGGTAACCTGGTAAAGATTGCAATGCTTTCGGATATACATTGGGACAATCCCAAATGTGATTGGAAGATTCTCAAGCGTGACCTTGACTATTGTTTAGAAAACAACATCCCGGTGATGATTAATGGTGACTTTTTCTGCTTAATGCAAGGCAAAGGTGATCGCAGAGGTAACAAGTCTGATATTCGACCTGAGCACAACAACGCAAAGTACCTGGATTCCATCGTTGAGACCGCTGTGGAATGGTGGTCACCATACGCACACATCTTGACTGTAATCGGATATGGTAACCACGAGACTGCAATCATCAAGTGGCAAGAGACCGACCTCCTTCAGCGATTCGTTGACCTTCTGAACTACCGAAATGGAAGCAGCGTACAAACTGGAGGCTATGGTGGTTGGCTCATAATCAATCAATCATTCAGCCAAACAGTGCACATGACTACCAAAATCAAATACTTTCATGGCTCAGGTGGTGGAGGTGTAGTCACCAAGGGAGCACTCAACCTCACCAGGGCTCTTGAGATGTACGAAGATTTCGATGTGTTCACAATGGGACACATCCATGAGAACGCTGCACGTAATGACGTGCGTGACACCACCAGCTTTCATTCTAAGGTAGGGTATCGACATCAACACAAGGATATGCATCTTATGCTCACCGGAACCTATAAAGAGGAGTATGGTGATGGGTCAAAAGGATGGCACGTGGAGCGTGGCGCACCAGTGAAACCAACTGGAGGCAGAATCCTCACAATTGAATGCAAAAGATATGAGGAGGATAAGGTGAAAAAATCATCCAAGAGTATCGACTCAACCAAATTTCCTTTGTAACTTAGTCCCGTATTCATAATACGTTGTTTTGGGGAGCTTTCGGGCTCCC